CCATATCCGCTGATTTTGCAAAAACTGGTGAAAACGCCGCACCTGTTGAAACAGGGAACTCATACAAATCGACTCCGCCGTCGCTAGCGTTATCTAGATTCATATCAGTTTTATAATTTAATACTCCGGAATGAGTATCTGGGATGTGAAAAAGGTTATATATTTTAATAGTGGGTAGAGAATTTGACTGATGTAATCTCTTATATTCCATATTGATCATGGAAGTTGTGTCTTCTCTAAAAACCTGCAGTAGTTCCAAATTGGAGGTTAGGTAACCACGGTCAACTATACGATTTTGTTGTTTCACGCCGATCAAAGCTAGCTGTCTATAAAAATAACTACTTCCTAAGGCAAGAAATCTAAATACGTCTGAATGGTGTTTTAGTCGATACGACATGTCGGAGTCCGTACTTTGGATGACTGCGATTCTTATATAATCTTTTAACCTCCTATTTGAACCAGAGATGCTTTTGAAAATACCAATGTCTACCTTTTCTTCTGGCGGGCGCTCGACTATCCACGGGTATAGTCCTTCCGCCACAGATAAATCTAACTTAACGGAAAGTGCCGGAGTTGAGGTCTTTCCTGTCCCAGCAGTGGAAGACCTTGCTCCGCTACTATAATAGCTCGCGGCACCAAGTGTAATCTTTTTAATACTGGCGAAGGGGACTTCGACATTCATTTCTAAACTCATATAATAAACTCCACATCAATCACAGGGATCTTCATATTCTTCTGGTCTGTAGATATTGGGCCTAATACTGGCGTCCATTATCTCGTTACACTCTATGATGTCATCAGAATAAATATCCAATACTTTATTTGTTTTCATTAATTTCTTACAGATAATCTGACGGTCTATCAAATTGTCAAAAGATAGGTCAAAATAATATTCTACATGATCATTACTAATAGTTTCATCAACAAACTCGTTTAGCTCGCCTAACATTGTATTCTCAGTTCTGTCTGATCCCCCGAATTCATGCCCCTGCAACTCTTCTTCTGCGAAGAATGGACTGAAGTCTTCACTAGAATCTTCTTGCTCATCGTCGCTAAGAAGTTGCTCCCTGTCTTCGCTAAAAGAGTAGTTAAAATAAAAATTCAGTTTCTTTAGTTTTGGAGGGGTAGTTACGAGTTCTCCGTCCTCGATAGAGTCTTCTAGGATTTTAAACACCTCTATTTCATAATTTTGAGAATTTACAATTTTTGAGTCTTTCTCTTCTATTTCCAAGATTATGTGCTTTCTGTCAATTTTTATAAAGGATGTCGCATCTTTATAAAATATTTCAGTCCCCTCTAACACTAATTCCGAAGGGGTCAACTCTGCAGTGCCGCCTCTTGTTTTGAACGCGTAGGAGGAGGTCCAATTGGCCTCTATTTCTATCTGGGGGATTTTTCCAGATGGCAATAAATCATATGTAACACCTTTATTGATCTTTCCGTCATGAAGCCTGATTTTCCAATTTGGAGCTTTATTGGTTAAAGAATAAGAAACTCCAATTGGGGATGATACGGGATAAAAGTTATCTCTAATCGAGATTTGGGGTTGGAATAGGAGTCCATAAGATCGTTCGCCCGGATCTAAATCATCCAAAAGTCTAGTCTCAATTGTCCTAGTTCCATCCACAGTTTCAGTGTCTAGACCTCTAAAGTTATATTGAGCACCTGTTCTCAGTGATGTTTTTATTCTAGATATAGCCTCGTTTGCGGTTTCCTCCGCGCCTGTGTACGATGAGTCGTAAATAACATCATCATCGTGGAAAGAGTAAAACTGCGGCTTAAAAAGCCCCCTAGCCAGCATGGATTTTCCATATTGAGTTAATTGTATGTCGAAAACTTGTTCTTTCTTGTTCAAGAAGGTCATGTAAGATCACCTAAATTAAAAATTAAACTTTGACTGGTCTGGAACTAAAACACCTTGATCCCCTTTTAGGACTGAGTTAGCCACCTCGGTTCTATTCACCAGCGGATCAGGCGGCCTTTCTACAACACCAGCGGTACGTGGAGTAGACGCGTTGCTGGGCATGTTATCTCTCAAATTTTCGTATCCCAAATTAGAAGTACCCGAATCTTCGACGCCATACGTTACCTCCGCGTTGATTTTTATTAACTCAACGAAAGAAAAATAGTCATATGGCCAATTGTAACTATACCCCTTTAATGAGTTGCTTACGTCCAAAGACTCGTTAATCTTTGGATCAAAGAGTGTGGCCTCAACCATTTTGTTAATTCTTGAGACGTCAACAGAGGTTATAGTCTTATCATTTTTTGTGTTTTTTAATATATTGTCCATCAATCGCTTATCTAATCTCGAAGCTCTTATTAAGTCATTGTAATTTACAAGTGCTTTCTGTTTTACCTTAAAAACGAACCACCTTAATCGATCTCCCCCTTCAGTGTCGGAGTAGTTATAGAACATGTCATACAAAACCGGATGAGCTACAACTGATTCCGATACTGTATCCTCGTATTCATTGGGTTGGACTCCCGGCCCGAAAGTCTTGTCTGAGCTTGGAGGAAGGACATTCTGCCACATATTTGACAAATCTTCTCCAGAAAATTTATAATCAAACTCAAAGATAAACATTGCAAATGGATCTATATCCTCTGTTCTAACAAAGTCAAACTGGGGTGGGAAAACATATTTATTTAAGCAATTAACTATTTTTGCAGTTGCCTTGTAGGATTTCTCTTCGTCTGCTCCCCTATCATATGACTGTCCGTTCTTAATAGCATTGACCTGATTTTTATCAATTTTGAAAAATACTTTATTATCAGAAGAATCTAAGACAAATGGTATAGCGACAACAGCCTCGTAAACTTCTTTGAATTCTTTATTGCTTAAAACTTCACCGATCTTAACTTTATTTGTGTTGGTATCTGGTGACTTAAAATCAAGAAGTTTCGCCAAACTGCCTGTCTTCTCAGTTTGACTGGGGGCCCATTGTTGTGAAAAAGCATCATTGACAGATGATAGCGCCTGACCTGCTCTATATGGCCATGAAATTTCAGAAAGATTTGAGTCAGTTATAGTCAAGAAGATTCCACTGTTCTCGGATGGTATCTCTCCTTGTTGATGCCACATACCTTTAGAAACAAAACCGTAATCAGAAGCATGACCATAAGTCGGCATCGTATAAGCTGAGTTCTCGAAGTTAAGAGCAGGGCATTCGAACTTTGGAGATATTATCCATTGAGTTATAGGTTTTTCTTCTGATCCTTGCTCTGAAGTGTTAATAATCCCACCCTCTTCATCGAAGGTTGTATTGTTAAAAGTGATAAAATCTGTTAAATTTACAGAAGAGGATATTTGCATAGCATCTGCAAACCCGGGGCCGCTCTGGTTGTAATAATTTCTGGATGCGTACACGCCTCCAGACGAATCGTTTGCTGAATTGGCCGAGTATGATTCCCCTTCATTTGGCCTAATATAAGATATACTACTAGATCTGATTATCTCTGGTATAGTATAGGCCCTATCTTCTAAAGTTACTCCTTCTTTTGGGAAAACAACTCTTGCTATTGCTGGGCGCGGTTCATTGTCTATTGCGACACCGGACTCTGATTTGCCAGCAAAACTATCAAAATAGGGAGGTGTAAACGGAGAGTAGCAAGAGCCAGTTCTCTGCAGACCGAGGTTCAACGAAACATATCCACTTAGAGAAGGATCGTTACATTGATGTTTTCTTGCTGTGGCTGGGCCAAACGCCGACCCTCGATTATACAGAGTAAAGTCCTGTGTCTGTATAAGATTAACGTCCATAGAGTATCTCTCGTAAGAATCTGTATCTACGCTTACTGTTCGAACTTTTTTAGAAATTATTTTGGATGGTCCTTGATTGCGCAGGAATAGATTCATAGTTTCTGCAAGAAAATTATTTATTGCCATTTTATACAGCGGCGACGGGCTAACTGTTTGGTTAAAATAGAAGTCGCCGTTTCCGTCCACAAGAGAAAGCGGGTGCACTTCCTGATCATATATTTTGTGTTGAATATATTCTATGGGGTCCATTATTGCTTCAAATGGCACCCTAGTATCGAAACTTGAGGTCAATAAGTCAAACACTCTTTGGTGATGGCTGTGTGGCGTATCGGGGGATGAAATATAGAGGGGTCCATATCGCTCATCGCAACTTCTAGAATGAACCGCACCATAATTTAGAGAACTTGTATAAACTGGATAATCAACTGCGATACCTGATTTTATAGTGTTGAATAGGATCCCCGGTGAAAATAACGCCTGAGCTAGAGGTCTAGCATTTGCCAATGTCGTGCCTATATCCCCACTCGACCATTCTGTCGATCCACTAATTAAATATTTATGGGTATTCCAGAAAATTTTTGATATTTCTAAAGCTCTCTCTGCTGGGTAGAAACCTTTGTATGGCAAAAACCTTTTGAATGCCTTGCAAGTTAATCTAACTGTTTTTGCTTCATATTCACCTGATGTCTGCCTAGAATTAGCTCCAACAGTTCTGTCGTGTTGATCGTTGATTACATCAAAATATTTAAGAAAATCTGTATGCAGATATTCTGATATGAAATCTCTGTCTCTACTATCTTTTGACTCAGAACCAGTTATCGTGTAGGCATGGCTAATTGATTTATAAAGATTAGAGTTGTCTGGAGTATTGGTTAAAAACTCAGAGTAGAGTTCATGATCCTTCGCACCCCACCCGGAGTCGCCGTATTCAACCATAGGCCTATAACTTTGCAAAAGAGGTGTAAAGCGGTATTCTGGCACAACAGTATAATCCTTCCCCTGTGCGCGCATCGTTTCCGAATATAATTCATACGAAGGGTAATAAGGATCGTACCCAGATTGGACTGGGGTCTCCCAGATCATATCTCCGCCCATGAACTCTTTATCCGTCCCAGAGTTACAAGTACCAGTGAGGTCAAAACCCCCCAACATAACTCTCCTCTGGTAAATTGGAGACACGCTAAAGCCAGTTCCACCAACCTGCCCCAGAGACCGTCCCGAGAATGTAACTCTCAAACTTTGAAGCTCACCTGAATCCTCTAGATTCAAATTGTTATCAGACCCGGTATAATGATCTTCCGCGTCAGTATATGGGAGTTGCGCGCTACCGGAAATAGGTGGTTCATCGGTTAAGAAGTCTGACCTGCACGCCAGCGGCCATAAAGCTAGACGACTAGACCCGTGGGCCCCAAATGCCCCGTGCGCCTCGAACCACGGCAAATACTCAGGCGCGTCTTCAGAATTTCTTCCGTTCACAAAAAAACTTTCTAGTTCCGTCTCAGTAAAAAAAGCGTTGTAACTATAATCCTGAGGATCATAATAACCTCCATTTAAAGAACCGGATACCCATATATTGTTATAAGAAAACGCGTTTCTTGTTCTTGATTTGTTTAAAAATGTATTTTTTTCTTTTGGATAGACGGTTTCTCTGTAAATCAAATTTTTAAATTTTAGGCCGGTATCCTTACCCGGATTAACAGAGGTGTAATCTGAAACCAGTTTATCGTAAATCTGTTCACTAGAATCTTCACCCTCCCCGTACAGCTTAAGTGTTAAGCCTTTGTTAGAAAATCTACTTTTATTGTTTGCATAAGAATGGTCTACTACTATACTAAAGTTTGGGTCTTCCGAATTGATGAACTCGTGGCTAAGATATTTATATTTGTTTGTCAAGGGCGGTTCGTGGTAACCATATCTGATTTCGAGCAGAGAGGCGTTACCATCAGATAAATTTATCTTTTCTTTTCTTGTTACCGAGAATATGTTATTCTTTACCTGATATCTCCGTACCGGGTGATATCTGCCGGATATTTCTTTCCATGGGGTATACCCTCCCACCCCGTTAATATTGTTCAAAAAGGTGTTTAAACTGTTTCCACTGGAAGAAGTGGTAAATAAATTCGAATCTGATACTATATTTGTATTTAAGCGAGAGTACATTAAACCACTAGCTGTGTAAAAAATTATTTGGTCTGGATTAGTCGCGTGACCATAGACATCTTTACTGCCAGTTATTGATGCAGTTATCCACGAGTATCCATAATCCTGTGCTGGTATTGGAGTTTGTAGGAACATGTTATCATAGACCGCACCTGTTGAATAGCCACCAGCATCGTAAATGATTTTTGTTCTAGGGTTGTTATTTATTTTGTAATAAGATGCGCTAGGGTTGTCAGAGTACCAAGACCCTGTATCTCCTGTAAACGCTGAAAATCCTGCTGGCCCTGTATGTTGCCGAGATACTCTGTCGAGAAAATCTCTAACGTTTCTATTTCTATAGTTCATCATGTTATATGGTGAATATTCGGCAGCAAAAACATCTAAGCCGTGGCCGCCGTTAGCATCGCCCATAGTTTCTGGGCCGCCGGGTGCGGAGAATCTTTCGACGATGACATGCTTAGTTTTTCCTCTTTCTGGCTTTTTATACTCTGATAAACCGCCAACATATAGAGATGGAGAAGTCTCGATAGCCCTAAGAGAATCGATAGAGTAGTTCTTTATAGTCCCAGCTATAGAGCCCGACTTCACAAACCACTGATTATTGAGGGTTCGATTAGAGGTTTGAACTATTTCGCTTTCATTGGAATAGTTCCCCAAGATATAAGACCCTGTAGAATATTTAATGTTTGCTATGTTAAGGGGCCGTCTAGCAACACCATCTCTGTAAAAATAAGATCTAGGTAGGTGGGGCTTTGTGTCAATAAGTAAGGAAGAGGAGATTTCCAGTTGGTTTGCCCCGATGTTTAACCGCCATGCTTCTGGTCTATTATCTATGTTATCCGCCCCTCTGTTTATCGAGATTTCCCTGTGAGTCATCCCACCAACATGAGCCTTTGTAAATGGACTTTGAATTGATAATTCTTGATTGTATTGGTCGTGGTGATGATTGGTTACAATAACATCTTCCTTTAGCGCCCTTAACCCAGACGACTCAACATACCCGGTAGAAACAGAAGAGCTAAAAAGGTTAAATGGTGCTCCAGTATCACCAGATACTCCTCCAGAAGGAGTATCTAAATTAAAGTTCATCTTCTCTTTTGATAGCAAATCTTGATAAAATTCTACATCACTTAGTCTCTGAATCGAATCTTTTAAAACAATACCAATTTTGTCTACAGTTGTGAGTCCCTTGTGAAAATTATAGTTTTTATTCGAATAAAAGTTGCTTCCAACTTTATATTGCCTGTCAATATTAAATGTGGTTCTAACAAGGGACTCTCTGCTTATTTCTCTATTACCTTTAATGACTTTTAAGAGTGCTTCTCTGTTTTCAGCGAGGTTTACTCCGGCCCCGAAAGAAGGGTTATTTCTTTCGGCATACCATCTCCACCAAATCGGATTCTGAACTTCTCTCTGAGGGGAGCTAGGCCGAGTTGGTTGACTATTTGGGTATCCAGAAATTTCCCTGTTTAATCTAGATATTCTTTCTTCTAATAAGCTAGTTCTATCAATAATCCCGGAGGGAAGCGCCGTTGTCTCTAGCTCATTCCCTCTATAATCAAGGGTAGGTATCTTTGTTTGATATTTGTTTCTCTCTAAGATATGACTTTCGACAATATTATATATTTTGTCACTAGCTCTTGCAGACACAGGAATTAATTCTGCGATCATCTTGCTAATTGAAATATCAAACCATTTATAAAAATCAATAAACCTGTCTAAATCGATGTCAGAATGAACTTTTTCAAAAAATATTTGCCTTAGTTTTTCTAGCTTTTTATAAGAGTGTCTATACCTTTCTACTGGTTCTCCGATGATGTTGTTGAACGCCTCCATGGAGGAAAACATGTTTATTATTTCTTCCGATATATTCTGATACATACTCTTTTCTAGAGATATAAAGTATTTTATTGGGCGCTCGTCTATTGAAAACAAATCAGATTCTATTGTATCTACCACCTCAATACTGTCATGATTACTAATGTTCTCTAGCAAAGTCTTTTTTGCGGTCTGTAAATGTTGAACTCTAATCGATTCTTTGGTGTTTGCAGGGAATCCAAACCCTGCTGCTGGATAATGATTGTTTAACGTACTGCCAATATAGTTGGCCATCCCTGCGGGTGCCAAATTAGGGAAGGAACCCGAAGACTGGTCGGTGACTTCAAAGTTTATAAAAGGGTCTTCTGCGACTGAATACGAGCCGGTGAGTTCGTCAAAGCTCCAATTAATTGCAAGGGTTCTTGACTTTGGTACTGCACTGCCAGTGATTGCATATGTTCTATCCCATGATTCGCCGTATGGCGACACTGCTCCAAAATCCCTATCGCCATATTCATAAAAATATGCGTTATCTATCGGGTTGTCGGTGCCATAATTCAGAGGGCTAACTGCATGTTTATTTAATGTGTTGTCTTCTAAGTAATCTAACCAATATCTAAAAGACGAAACGCGAGGTGCTGCTTGTTGCAAGACTGTACCTACAAAGTTCTCCCTATGGGCACCGACGAAAAATCTTTTATTTGAGGATAAAAAGGCTTCACCTTGATCTTTTGTCAATGAACCAGTGACGAGGAAACTTTCTGAAGTATTGTCTATTATCGGACGGACTCCATAGAAAGATATCTTGTAATCCGTTGGGGATGCTGGTAAATAAGCGGACCTACCAACATTGCCCTCTTTCTCTTTGTTCTGTTTCACTCTGACTGCAAAATGCCACCTTTGATCAGAGTAGACATCTGCAAAAACAGAACTAGTAAGTTCCGTAAACAAAGTTGAGTTTGAAGAGGTTAGCATGAACCTAACATTGGGTGAATCAATATTATTTCTGACTGCAAAGACTTGGAAGCTACCACTGTCCGCTGTACTCCACGTGTAATCGATTGGGTCTGAGTCCGCCGAGTTTGCAGTAGCGTGTGCGCCAAAGATCGAACTGGTTATCGGAACTTGAAAATATTTCTTTGAACTCTGCTCTAACAGTTTTGGGAAAAAGGCTTCTATCTCCGCAGTTACTGATTTTCTAGAAAACCTGTCTTTTTCAATAGATGTAAGATTAAGCGGCGCGATGTCCCTAGCGTTAGATACATACGAATAAGCATCGGGTATTGTACTTGAAGTGTATTGAATCACACAAGCATCCAGATGATCGCGGTTGAAAAAATCAACATACTTTTTTTTCTCTATTGAATTCCTGTAAGTGTCTTTTAAAGAATAAGTTTCATTATCAGAGTATACGTTTACTTTAATTAGCTCGTCATCGATTCCATAACAATGGAGAAGATTGCGAAATGATTTCTCCGTACCTTTAGACTTATATATATAAATTAAATTATTGTATATGTTGTTATAAATTAAATTTTTAATATCATGTAGATTATCTTTATAAACTAACTCTTCACCTCTAGACTTAAAAAAGTCCAGTATTTCTGCATCTATAAAAATATCGGGAGCCGGGAATCCTTTAGCTTCGAGCTTTCTATCTGAAAACGGTAAAGGCTTGTAATATCCCTCTCCCTTGGAACTTCCGCTGACATAGCTAGCATCGAGGAGTCTGGGTATTTCTCTCACCTGTATTTGTAATGAATCAAAGTAGCTGGCGATAACCTGAGTTATATTTTTTAACTCCCCCGCGCCCTCGTCATCATTATCTATGATCCAAGAAGGAAGAGAATCGATAATAGTAGAGTTGTTTCTGTCATCATATTCAACCCCTATCTTTCTTTTCTCTTCGGCAAGTTTTACAATCGATGGGTGTTCTTGGTAAATAATCGGATCTTTTATTTCAAGTTCTGCGGCCCCATGTTCAACTATGGCAGAGTTTGTTGACCTTGCGGGAGGTCCCGGATAACCAACCCAATTTCCGTTTGATACTTTACCAGAGTAATCTAAAATCTTGCTATCAATAGCACTGTTCTCGGTCACGCCTTCATTAAATTTAAAATAAACCCCCAGAGAAGTTAGGTTTCCGCTTTCATTAGAGCCACCCTCAACATGAGTGAACCAATTTCTACTTATTTCTCTAGAGTTCCTACACCTCTTCCAAAATCTAAACTCATCTAAAGATCCTGATAATTTAGCCCAACCCTTCATTAGTCCATCAGAATAATCCAAATAAGCGGAGCCCTCGGGTGCGGCCACCAGTGAACCCAATAGCATCACACTACCAGTATTAACTACTGCACTCAGGGTGTCAGAGGAGGAGATTGTGTGTTCAAGCTCTCCATTCACATAAAATTTTATCTGCGAAGAAGCGCTCGCTGACATAAACGATAGAGCAAGATGGTTCCACCCGTTTAACATTTTAGCGGCGGAGAAAGTATCCCCAATTGGCGTTGAGTTAAATCCCTCCGCGCCCGACATATATGTCACTAAAAATGGTGAATCTGCTTCGTCAACAGTGGTATCAAGCTCGACCCTGAATCTAGCATATTGGGCGTTTAGAGTCGAAGCTCCGTTCCAGAGGTCAAATATAACTTCTCTTTCTGTTTTACCTGAGCTGACTAATCCGTCTTTTTTTAGCCAAAACTCTACAGTGTTTCCCAAGATTGGATCGATATTCAGATTAAACCCTACACCATTGTCAACATCTACTTTATTGTCCTTATTTATAGGATTGGCAACTTCAATATATTCATACGAAGATGTCGAGGTTGCCCCATAGTTAGAAACAGAATCCACCTGATCGCCCCAGCCTTCCGTGGCGAGAGATATGTAGCCATTAGTTTTAGGATATTCATTGTCAATTAGATGCAGGTCTAAATAAGAGGAGCTGAGTCTCCAAGTAGTCTTCTCGAATGCAGAGCCATCGTATGGATATGTATTATAAATTCTTTTAATACTGTCATAATAATATTTTTCCGCAGAGCCGTAGACGGCAAAGGCCTCTGGGTCGGACAAGTCGGTATGAGGCAACACTCGATTTTTATGCGACTCGTAAATCTCAATATATTTTTCGTTAGAAGAATCTAATTCCGAATTAATATCGGAGGTTGACAAATCAGAAGCAATATTGGTTGCTTCCTCGTTTCTGAATAGTTCTTTGATCGACATGTTTATTCTACTCTAAATTTAAAAACTTCTGTCTGCTCTTTGTACTCGTCATTGATATAAAATAAAAATTTTATATCATATGAATATCCTTTCTCAAAGATATTCATATCTAGGTCAAAATAACCACCAGATGCATCATAAGAAAGTAACGTGTGGTTCTCGCTTCCCGTACCATAAGAAACGATAGGCAATTTATCAACCGTCCTTTCGACTGTATAAAATATTTTTTCTACAATCTCTGGTGTTATCTTTTTTACAGCTTTAGTATAAATAGTCGGAGACCAGTCTTTTATTCTAGTAAATAATCTTATTCTAACATTCTCGTTGTTGGAATAAGAGTGCTTTAAGTTTGTTACAGTTGAAATGTATTCTGTCCCGCGCTGCTGACCGAAAGTTTTCAAACTCACAGATGAACCCGTAAAGTATTCCGTATTGTTTAGATGCCAGACTGGATATGCCGTAGTATTTTCACTAGAAGTATAAGCAAAGCTAGCAGAATAAAACCCTTTTTGTGTTACACCTCCGGTAACATTTAGGTCTCCCGATGTAACAACTCCGCCACCTACTGGAAGACCAATTTTATTCCCACCAATAGAGTCATACATAGACAGGTGTATAATTCCATCTGTTAAGCTGGGTATGTTCTCGTGCTTACCTCGGACAGTATTATAAAAATAAATTGTATTTAAATTATCACCTGCTGGGGCTAAAGAACTGCTGAGGTAGAAATTGGAAGAATCATCCCCTATAGAAGAATTCCATCTAGATTCTAGCATCGGTCTTTTATTAAAAAACTCGGATGTCCTAGAAAATAATTTTTTGGTATAATAAGACTCAAATGCACTACCATCCTCTTGGCTTGAGGTTAAATAAATGGCAAACCCATAGTTACTGAGATCTTCCGATATCCATTTCTCCACTAAAGAGGTGACATTGATTTCTAAGTCCTCTGTGCCATTCGGGAAGTTTTGGCTGTAGATATAAGAAGAGTATTGAGAGGCAGTTAAAAATGTACCCCCAGCAGTGTCCCAGAGGACCTCTGGTCCCGAAGATGAAGCTGGGGATAGCCAATTAGCATATCCTATGTCTGAATAGTCTTCCATATCTAGGCCGCGCCCTTCTTCCCAAGATTGGGATACTGCTGCTACCTCTAATGTGAAGTCCTTTGGGAGAGTTTGTGAGTGTTCTGCGTTAAATATTTTTAAATAGAACTGTACCTGACCTGAGTCTGGAATCTTGTTGCTGTTTCGGTCAGCAACAAGATTTGATATTGGGAATTGGCACAGTATTCTGGACTTCTCAATAGACTGTCCATCTACACTACTAGAGTTTTGACCATATATAGAAAAGATCTCTAATACGTCTGATCCCCCCATATTAGACCCGGTTGCTTTTGTCGTCAAGTTTGAAGAGTAGGCATTTGAAATTGTAGTATCTTTTTCTGCTTTGTATCTTTTAATAGCCATTATCTAACCGTTCCTATTATATTAGTTTCCATATTTTTAAGCTCAAAAACTGCGTTAAGCGGGCAAGTTATATATCTGCCGTCAGGAGAAGTATATTGATCAATGTTAAAAACAGTGTTGGAGTATCCGTCACCTACTACTTGCCTTATTTTTACTTTGGATACGTCCAAGACTCCACTAACTTTCCTTAAGATATCGTAAACTTTTGTAATATAAAAAGGTTGGCCGAATTCCATCGTCTTCGTGAAAAGTTCTCGCTGAAGTTCGTTTTTCGCATTTACCATAATATTGTACTTATTGTGATTAGACTCTGACACTAGCGTAAAATCTATCCCCAAATTAATAATTTTCCCATTAATAATGTTAACCGAATCGTTTATCATTTTGTAATCAGAAAGCCAAGTTTTAATATTGTTCTTCAGAGTAATATTTGATTTTATCAAATGTCCGTCATTGTCTTCGGATAAAATATATGCGTTTACAGACCTCTTGTTGCTGTCATAATTTTGTACAATATTGCATTTTTTCACAGCCCCAAATGCATTGGGCATATTATAAATTATAGCTTTGTAGTCAGACACTGTCACTGCTCTGTTCTGAGCAGAAAAAGTGTCCATTATCCTCAGCTTCATCTCTTCGGTATTTGGTTGGGTAATGTCCCCGACGATTGCATTGGTATTATTGCACTCTAAAGAATTCCTGACAAATTGCAACAAAGAAGCGTCCAGCTCACTAGTATTAGTAAGAAATTCTTCCGCAGGGAAAGTCATATTGTAAGCATTAACATTGATTATCGAGTTTGATTCAGCGTTCACCATATCGACGTTATTTGTCCGATACTTTACCGTCAATGTTGTATTTGCCGGAGCTATACCAAATTTGTCAGTTTCTATGATCCTAGACGGATCAAAACTTTTATCAGTAATATAATTTTTTCCGTAAAAATCAATAGCGACATTTCTTGGATCATCTATTATATTTGTCTTGAGTTCGGCTTCAGAACCATACCCAAAAATCATAGTAATCGAGTTATAATTCTCTTCAGTGATAAACCTTCTGGGGACGATCTGAGGCACTAGGATATTGGGGACCAAGCTTTGACCTTCACCAGTATTGGGTATTGCCTTATAGATAACATTTTGAGATAAATAATCCACCTCATAATACTCATTTCCTTCTTCGTCGGTTACTGAGGTGATTTCGGAGATATTAGAGTCGGGTATTTCAATCCGTTGGAACCTTCGGAACTCCCCAATAGGCACCTCTGCGGTAGCTGATTGGCCAGAAATTACTCTACCTACTGCCTTTACCGCTATAACATTGACACCTCCAATACTAGCATCGTTAATCCTCGCGACAACATTTTCCGTGTTGGAGTTTGCAAAATCAACATCTTCTGTCAAAGTAAAGCTAACTCCGGATGTCGAGGAAAAGGAAGACCCTCTTCTTAGCTTAGGTAGGTAAAGCGAGTCGGGACTCAGTCCCCCGTCAGGGCCTGCTGGAACGAGAATATAAAATTCAAGAATACCTTGAGATACTGGGCTAGACCTGTGTTTGTATCCATACTGCTTACCTATCCTAAGGATATTCTCATACTCAGTGGTTGTATCTAGAAACATCTCACTAACTTGATAGTCTATATAGAAGGACAATATATCCCCCACATAGGCAACTGTATCGATCATCAATGATGCGAAACTAGTGCTAGTAAAGTCCTTAAATGAATCTGAATAATACCTAGTTGCATATGAATATAGATCTTCTCTTATTGAGTCGAATTCCCTACTGGTATAATCTATGGGTAAAAATTTACTATCTCTTGGCATTGTCTAAATCTCCTAGTTATTGACCCAAGGGGAATTCTAATTGTAAGATATCACTAATTGAAAAATTGATAATAAAATATTTTAAACTAATTGATATTAAATTTGAATTATTGTTTTTTGATCCATTATCTATAAACAAGTCTTCAATTTCAATATAGTTCATGTATTGTTTAACTTGCTCTAATATCCTGATTCTAATCTCGTCGGATAAGTGGGGAGAATTGGGCTCAAATAAAAGTTGTCGAATACCTGCTCCAAAAAAGGGATCCATAATCCTCTCACCCGGGGAAGTCAACAACAACATCTTGAGGTTTTGCTTTGTCAGAGAGACTTGATCTTTAATCAACGAGAACCCATCCTTAGAATCTCTCTTAAGGGGTAATTTCACTCCGTAACCTGCCATCCTATTTCTCCTTTTTACTAATTACTCGCTATCCATAAAATGGAAGATCAACTTTGTCTTTTGGCATCAAGCTCTCTGGCTTTGACAACTTCATTTTTTCTTCATGATTTTTTTTGCTTCGCGCCCTGTCTAAAGGTTCTCCGCAAAATATCTGGGTTGCTCCAACTGGGCTCGGCTCAGGCAATTGTTTATTGGGGGGTAGATTACCTAATAATTCCTTACACGTAGTCCAATCGTTTAAAAATGGCCAGCCTGACATGACAGAACAAAGAGGGTCAACAATCGTGGAGAAGAAAGGTACTGAGAGAATCAATTGCAGTAACTTTCGCGGCACCATTGTAAGCAACGCAGATAGATTAAAAGATAGATCTTTTTTAAGTATTTTAATCCACCACGGGAGAGGGCCAAAGGCTCCGTTCATCAGGAGGTCAAAAACATCAACCCTATGCCATCCGGGTCTACCATTCTCATCTGAAACATTACTAGTTAGGAGAGTCGCAAAGAGCTGCTTGACTGTTAACTTTGTCTCGGAAAACGGTTGTTTGTGACTTATAAGACCCGCTATTTTTATTTGCGTGTAGAGCCCCATCAAAGAAGTATATCTCTTTAATGGGAATAAATAACCAGTTAATAATTTAAAATCAGAATTTTTCTTTAGCCTCGTTGTCAATTGAGGGTAGTATAAACGATCAAACAGATTCATAGTGTCTTTATGCACCTGAGGCAACTGACTTAAGTTTGAAATAGAGGTATCTAGAGACTTGAAGACTCTATCAATAGAGTAGTACGCTCGTTTCTCTTTCTCAAAATACATGTCTCTTAAAGCAGAATTTACGTAAAAACAGATATTTGCTGAATATATCCAATATTTATTGTGGAGCCTCTCTATCTCAGCCTCAAGATCTGAGACGCGAAGCTGCGCTTCTATCCGTTCTTCGGCAGAACGGTAGTTGGGTAATAAATCAAGTATGTTAAGCTTGCTATCTCTTAGTGTCGTTAATTCTGTGTAGTAAGCGCCATCTGGCCGCGTGAAACTCCACCAATTTGAAATAAGGTTTCTATCCGTGCTGTTTAAATACCTACTATTCCCATGTCCGTGGCCAGCCCAATTCGCAGATTTTTGTATTGTTTCTCTTATGATCGGCGCACAGTGAAGGTTAGATCTATCACCTAGTATCCTCAGTAAAGGGATATTAGTTTGCATACTTGCAACAAATTCTGTTGATGCAACAAAATTAACTAGCGAGGAAGTCTGCAGGATGGGGTTGGCAATCTCCTCCAATTCATACAAACTATCAGAAGAGAAAAGGTACTGCATAATATCTGTACTGTCCATCATTTCTCCAACAAAATAGGAGAAATTAACATATGGATACAATATGCCATCTTCAGGGACACTCCAGTTTAAAGATATATTAAAATTCTCTGTTATGTGGTCTTTAACAAACTCTATAATATTTTTTATCTTCAGGTAACAGCTCTCGACTGTGTTTTCCAAACGAAGAATATCCGCATCGGAAGCATCGTCCTGACCTTCGATTATAAGTTTAAGGCGATTCGAATAGTCTCTCCACATGAAAAGCAAATTGTAAAGAGAAAATAAATTCTCCTCTTCTGCGACAGTAAATGCATTTTCCAAATCTGAGCCTAAGGTGACTAAAAGAGAACGGTTTTTACTAATGTCTGTCGCTCTAATTTGATATAACAGGTTGTTTATACCGGCATACAAATAGTATGAACTTGCTTCTGTTTCTAATACGCTTCTGTAGTCATCGGTGCATATTGAGTCTAGATTGACCCTCGGTGAGCTATCGAATGTGTGGTTGGCGATTTCGTCGATTATTCCAAAAACTTTAGCAAATTGCGGGTCATAAATAGTGGGCTCAGGTGGGTTGGCTATTGGAGAATTCACATATCTGGCCGGAGTATCTTGGGTAATCGCGTCTCTATTGCTCCAGTGCCCCCAATTAACATTACTTCCTACCTCGCCCCGATCAAAAGCAAAATAAGGAAGCTCGCTAGGGATATATTGTTCGCTCCATGGCGAATTTGTAAAAAGTATATTCGCGCCGTTATTACCTCCGTTTGGGTTTACTGAAATGTCTCCCGGAAGAATAGAGATCTCTTCTTGTAGCAATGGCAAGGATAAAAAGTCCTCTTTTCCACTGGGGTATGCGACCTTAATGTGCCCACCTTGTTCGCCCGGATCATACATGGAAAAAGTAGTTTCACTCAAGAAGAACGCTTTGTTTCTTTTAGTTATCTCCAGAATTGATTCCCTACTAAGATGTTGGAGTGTCTCAAAACTACTATTTGTTGAATTATCTAAAGATTCACCAGAGCCCATATTGAGAGAGTTTAGTAATTCAACAGCGGCATCTTTAACAGACGAAACACCCCCATGCTCGTATGCATAGTCTAGATGATCTAAATTGTTTTGGTTGGTGTTTCTCATCCCTAGCTTGTCGATATATACTATCCTCAAACCAAATTTTATATCGAAGAATAAGGATTTAAAATCTAGATCGTACTCCCCCTCTTCATTTTCGTTCCAAAGAGGAAGCAAAGTTTGTGAGTTAGCAAAATGATGGCTATGGGAGTATAACCACTCAAACCACTTATTAATCGGCACTATCGTTTCTCGATCTCCCTCAACTGGAGTTAAGTCTATTTCCCCTATTTCTGTTGATAATGAATCAAGGTTCACTGCTCCCAACGAAGAATCTCCAAAATTAATTGATTCTTGGCTTATTAGACTTCTATTCTGTGGGGCGAACTTGTCGAATAATTCTCTCCTTTTGTCCAGAGAGTACCCGGCTATCTGAGGAGATAGTGAGTTTAATCCGTTTTGGGAATCGCTTAGTAGGCCTTGCCAAAACTGGGCGCTGTAATCGATAATTTTTACATATCTTTCAATAACAAACGGAAGTGAGGTTCCGTTTAAAACTTCACTAGGGATTCTACCAACATCTCCATTTTGAGAATAAGACGGTACGTCTGTAACCTCTTTTATAAAGTATTTCTGTTTAATATCCTCCGCAAGCTCATTATAACTTGAAAAATTTGGATCATACGATCCGAGCATCAGACTATTAATATCTTCTATTTCTGTTCCCAAATAAGATTCAATATCGTCCTTAACCGAGTAAAGCTGCTCCAAGACTAGATATTCCAAGTAACCAACTTTTGTCTTACCATCAAGTGTTGCAGACCCATCTGAAATTTGGCCCTCATAAGCTTCTTCTGATCTTATTGGTATACACTCGCAATTTGAGGTTCTAGTTACTTCATTCACAAACCTCAATATTAATTTAAAGCTTGATGGAATTATACGGCCTAAGTATCTAACAATTTGATGGTAGTTCTTAGAACGACTAGTTGAGTCGGGGTAGTTCATGTTCATCTGGTCTCGCCAATCTAAGTTAGAATCAGACAAATTATTAAAGAGATTTATCGTATTGTTTGGTAGTCCCGACACAAACTTTATAAAAAATGTCAAAATTTCATAAATATTTTGCCTTTCAATCCTAACAAGAGCAAGGTCTAGTAAGCCCCCTTCACTAGGGTTCTCGTGATCTTGTTGGATTGATTGTTCCAGAATAGACCAATCGTAAACATTATCGTTAGGTGAATTATGAGAAAACGACCACCAGTGATCCAAGACACCAATTTCTCGTTCGTAGCCATAGAGAGCCATCTCTTTTCCAAATAGAGAATATTCTCTTCGTCGCTCAGGTGAGTCGAAAAAATTGGGATCATTTTCGTTTTGAGCTAGGACTATACTATATTCGTTCCACGTATTCAACCAGTCTTGTAAAGCTAAATAATAGTCACTTATTGGTAGTATTAAATTATCGAATCCGACAGAGATTCTATCTTGTTTTGCTATTGCGCTAAAGGTTACAGCAATTTCTTTTCTAGTAAAAGGGTTAAAGAAGGACTCGCCGGACCCTATTCTTTCCATCATGACTATCTGAACCCACCTTATAAATTCTTCATAGTAAGAATCTTTCCATGTTTTCAAATCATCAATAATTTCTGTCGTCGCTATACCAGACTCCCTTAAAAATAGTCTAAGTTCTTCATAACCTAGAATTTTACCATCAAGTGGGAACGGGCCTTCTCTTAAGAGAGAGTCTCTAATGTGGTTAACGCAAAGTCTTATAAATGTATCATCAATGATGTCATTAACGTTGAACCTAGAAAAGGCAAAAATGCCGCCCAAAACAAATTCAAGCACATAAGTCCGCACTGCAGTATAGATTGTAGCTTCTATTAGCGCTAATCCAAACCTCTCTTGATGGCGATTAACAACCTTGTTATTTCTATAATTTGATTTATAGTTAGATATTATTTTGTCTATAGCGATTAAGCTGTCTCTCGGAGGGAAACATGCAGTATCTCCCTTGAGCTGAAGCTTTTCTAAATTTTCGACATCAAATAGTTTAGAATTGGCAGTAGTCTCCGCCATAGATTGAAGGATTTCTTCCGTTATAAGATTGAAAGAGTTAGTCATGTAATGATTAAAGAGGGGGCCATCCGGGTCGCTGATATTTATTTCAGTTGTATCTGGTTCATCAAGAGACCCTATGTATTCATTCCAGATGTTTGTTGTCCATGTCGCGAATATTTCTTGTTGCAAAGAAGCTTTACCAAGAGCGTTTGTATACCCCAAATTCGCAATCGAGCTTCTATATTCATCTTCAATCCTTTTTTCTCCAACCAAAATCATCCTAGGGCCATCAAATTTTACAAATTCTTCGCCCCTTAAATTAGTTGTGGTTTCTCTATTATAAATTTCAACCTCATAGAAATCTCTCTCTCTGTCCCAATCGTGGCAAAAACTAGATAAAGGTAGTCGGTAATTTAATTTCACAGTAGTGTTGACTGGAACTATACCCATCGCGGTTATAAGGTTTTCATCGTTGTTGGGCACCCCCCAAGCACCGGGGAGGTAATCGATTGGATTGTCTGATTCTCTGAAGTCTAGAACAACATTTTTATAACCATAACTCTTAAACGGAGACATGTACATAGTAAACGCTGTCGCCGTCTTATCTTTTATCTCAGACATATTAAATTTGAAGTTATCTTGAGTCATCAAATCGCTCTGTAAACCAAACCCAACCTCTTTTGAAGTAGGGGCCCCGATAGAAGTAAAATTGCCAAAAGAATTCTGAAAGACTGGATCAGTAGTATCCCCGCCGGTTATATTCTTCAGGTAATTAAACATTGAGGCCTGCGTGTCTCCACTGTTGATTACATCTTGAGTCGTTTGTATTATTGTAGAAGTGTCCGAGTCTATCGTTATTCCATCATATTTATATTCAATCAGATTACTTGGGAAACTGGAAGCGTCTTGATCAAACTTAACCTTGACCTGTTCAAAGAATGTGTGACCGACCTTGTCTAAAATGTTCAGCAACTCTGGTGGGTCTCTTGGGACTAAACTGTCTTCGCCCGGAGCCCCATAAACTGGTGGGATTAATTTGTCAAAAAAGTCGGTTGGGTTCTCAGATAGTTCCCTAGTCATATCGGCTATGGCAAGAGTTCTTTGTTGCCGACACAACCTGACTCTATTTAACAATTCTGAGACTTGTTCTGGTGTTGTATTCCCAGCGCGGAGCGTTTCTCGAACTTGGTCAAGGTTCACGTCCTCACAAATATGGTCTGCTATTGTAGTATTTCTTGTGTTCTGAGATAGATCTATTAGGCGACTACAGATGGACAAGTCTCCCATTCTCCGGCCTATCGCGATAAAAAGCTCTCTCAGTTGCTCTTCACCTCGAATGTACGCACGAAGGCCCGGATGTTGGCTGTCCATTAGATCTTCGAGAGTATTTAGGGTATAATTTGGGGGCTCACCCCTCAAAAGCATACAGAATTCTGTTGGGGAGACAACAAGCGGTACATCATCCAAAAATGGCTTTAGCACATCTGCTTGAAGCCCACTCGTATTAATCTCGTCATTTATATCCTCGGCAAAATTATCGTCAATTAGATTTCGAAATCCCGCAGCGCCTTGTAACGCGTTGTTGAAATCTTCTTGAACTTGGGGATCAGCTTCCTTAAATTCGCACCGAAGCATGTCTTCTATGATTTTATATATGATACCTAATAATATGTTTATTAACATATCAACTAATATATCAATCAGAAGGTCAAATAAATATCCAAATATCCCACTAAAACTAAACTCTGGTAAATCAATCGGTGGCAGAGTTAAATCTATACAAGAGCAAAGCACTGGAAGGGTGTTGCATATATCTTGGCATACGAGCGCATGTGCAAACTGAGCGTGAACTGGGTTAGTGAGGTCTAGTGGGGTGATGCCGCTAACCACATCCATTCCCGCATTGACGGAATTTGCTAAAAGTGGTTGGGCCAAAGGCTTTCCTGAACCAAGCCCACCTGTGTCAACCGATAGGACAAGCTCTCCTCTGTTGTCAATTTCCCCAAATAAAGTTTGATTCCTACTGTCCGACAAAGCAACGCTACCTAAAAGAGAATTTCTTGGTATTCTGGCTGCCTGCCCATCGTTTTTTCTTATATATTCCCGTACAAGTGAGCTAGGCGCGTCTGATTGTAGTTTTTCCCCCTTTTTCAAGCGATTGATGTTAGGTCTCTTCGAGAACCACCAATCACTAGTAGTTGGCACCTCACCCTGCTGGTCTACCGTTTGTGAAATTATCTCGTCAATCTCGCCTGCTTGAGCTACGGCCCGATCCCCTATGTTATCTAGTAAGCTACAAGCACAATCTACTGCTTTCTCTACTATCGAAAAAAAATCGATGTTTGACATATATTCGGAGACATCCTCCAGTGTTGGAGGATTATATTCTTCTGCTGAAAAGTATTTACTATCGCCTCC